TTCTTTGATTTCTGCAACCTTAGATCTGATTGCTCCTTCAAAGATTGTCCTTGCTTTATCTTGGAACTCTTCGGAAAGTTCTTCACCTTCAAGTAGAGCTTGAACATCTGCTTCGATGTCAATTGGCTCTTCTTCTTCAGTGACAACTTCTTCTTCTGAAGTTTCTTCTTCAGCAACTACCTCATCAGTAGTTACCTCTTCCTCCTCAATAACCTCATCGACGATTTCGTCTTCTTCCTTCATACCACCTTTCATTGGTTCTGCAGGTTTTGCTTTTGAATTAACGACATCTTTAACTTGCTTTAAAGTGCCACCAGGTGTTTTTAGCTTTGCTGAATCATCATCTGGTTTGTAATTCATTGGTGTAGGGCCTCCGAGATCCTCAACGCTCCCTGCTACTGATGTATCCATCGGCATTGCTGGTTTAGCGTTGGCATTCACGGCAGTCTTAGACTGTTTAGTTCCAGCTGCTACATCCATTTCTTGTAATTGTTTCTTAGCCATTGCTTTTTATTGCTCCAAAAGTTATTTAGATTATTGAGAACTATAATTTATTTAGAAAAGTTATAAATTAGACAGAAAATCGTTGAACAGATTTAATTTCTGCTCATCTAGTTTTTTCTGATCAACTAGAGTGTTAATCTGTTTATATGTTTTAGTTGCAAACTTCTCACGAAGTATGCCACCATCCCATACCCACTCTTTTCCTTCCATAATTCCCGATACAAATGCGTCAGGAGCTGAAGGATCGGCAACGATATCAGCAGCAGTTGCTAACATGAAATCTTCACCTACTACAGCGAAACCTTCTTTAGTTTGCTGGAGTGAACCAACACCACGAGAAGATACGCCAAGTTTTACACCTTCTTCAATTAATGAAGATGCGATTTTACCCATTGGTGTGCCAAGTATTTTAGCCTTACCAATGAAGTTAGATCCACTCTCTTTTAGAGAAACGATCTTATGAGATACTCTATCAAGGTTTACAGTTGGGCCTTCTGGATGACCAAGTTCGCCAAGTGCTCTTCCTGATTGAATATGATTCTCATTATAACGACCAACTTCTCTACGAAGAGTCTCCATAGGATACATTCTGCCGTTACGGTTTTTGATGTTTCCTTGTAAGAAAACACCTTCGATATACATTGATTTCTTGCCGTTCTTTTGTTCAACAAGAAATTCAACAGATTCGATTTCTTCTCTGATTAGTTTCATTACGCACTACCTGTAGTTTGAACTTGTTGAATGTAAACAACTGACGCTGCAGTTGGATTCGGTGAAATCACTGACACCTTATTAGACATGAATAATGTAGCATGACCTGTTGGAGTAAATGCGGTAGAAACACCAGCAGTGTTTGCTTCAACAGTAACCTTTTCTGAAAAGTCACCACCAACTCCAGCACTTCTACTTTTACCAACAACTTTTGTATCGCTAATCAAAGTAGTATAGTTAGAATCATTTATAGTATTACCTTCATAATCTAAAGTAACTCGATCACCTATATTAAAAGGCATTTGAGTTCCTTCTGGAGCTGCAAGAGTTGTTGTTGCTCCTTTAGTAATACTTACAACTCTTTGCGACATTTTTAACATCGCTAAAGATTCGTGTTCATCAGAAGTAACGATAAAATCAGTAGTGGTTGCCACTGGATCAGTTCCTATTGCAACATAGGCATCAGCACCCGAAGCTACTATTCTTAAAACATTTGATTGTACTTTAAAAGCAGTGGATGTCGTTGCTGTTCCTGTTAACGCAATCGATTGTCCTGCTCCAACGGTTCTATATGCCATTATGCTAATAGTTTCATTTAACTTTTATTTATAATTTATTGTTGATCTTCTAATTCAGCTTCAACTTCGGTTTCATCCTCAGCCTCTACTTCATCTTCAACTTCATCAACAGTTTCATCATCTAATTCTTCATCTTCAAGATCTTCATCCTCAAGATCGACATCACCAAATACTCCATTTGCAACATCAGTTTTGAAAGCGTCTATTCTTTCTGCTGATTTGTTAAATAGAATCTCTTTGATCTTGTCGCTGATTGATGATGGTGACTCGTCAGTTGCCATCGCATCCATTAATTCATCCATGATTTTAATTTACTCGTATAGTATTTATACACTACAGGTAGTGCAGATTATATTTCACCACCTTTAGGTAGTTCTGGTGCTTCAGTAGCAGATCCATCAGCTCTGGTTCCATAACTGGAGCTCCTAGATCTTCACCACCAATTGGTTGACCTGTTTGTGGATCAACTGGTGCATTTGGATCTGGAATTACACCATCAGCAATTTCTTTTTTCATCAATTGGTCTTGTTCTATTATCTCCATATCTGTCTGACGAAGTATTCTACGTCTTACATAATCTTGAGAATAGTATCTTCCAACGTATGGTTCAGCAGCTGCTGCAACTGTAATTCTCTCATTAAAGAGTTCTGTTTCTTTTAATTCAGAGAAGTGATTATCATATAAAAAGTCATATTGTATGTGTTCACTCATTATTTCCCAGTCTTCTGGGGTGATAATGTTCTTCAATATAAGCTGAGTCTTCAGCATATCGTCAAACATTCTAGAAAATCTTTTTCTTAATCTACCTACAAATTTTGTGAATTTTAACTCGTCTCTTAATATTTCTGAGGATCTTCCCAAGTTGAATCCTCCCTCTCCATCCATTCTGGAAGGCGGTACGTTGAGCGACCTATATAATTTCTTTTTGAAGTACTCAATATCCGTGATTTCACCGAGGTTTTGACCTCCCGGTAAAGTAGAAATTTCAGTACCACGTCCTCCTTCCCTTCTAGGCAGCCAGAAATCTTCAAGCATTGCCATGTACTTCTTGTCATCGCGGATCTCTCCTGTGTTAGCGTCGTAAACTAATTTGTTCCGATATCGCATCATCACATCTCTGAGATATTGCTCTGCTTTTATCTTAGGTAAATTACCTACATCTATATAGAAGATTCTCCTCTCAGGAGCTCTTGAAAGTCTGTAAATCACCAAACTATCTTCAATCATACGAAGTTGATTGATAGACTTGATTGCTTTGTGAAGATATGAAAGTGTTGATCCCTTATTTCTATCTACTAATCCAGAGGTACAATATGTAATTGCATCTCTTGCAATTTTCATTCCTTGGCTTGCACCAGTTGCATTTATATTTCCTGTTGGATATTTACCACTAGCATTGTATATAAAATATTCTTCTATTTCTGGAAACTTATAATCCATTGGATCTGGTGAGTTTCCTGTGTTTACTCTAATTTGATCTTGTTTTTTACTTTTCTGTTGACGAACATAACGCATCTTTAATGCATCAACATAACGTAATTCTTGAATACCTTCTTCTGGTTTTTTTAAATCAATTATTTTATGATAATATATTCTTCCATCTACATACCAGTTTCTATAGATTTCATGTGCTTTTTTATCAAAATCTAATAGATCACAAATATGTTTAAATTCTTGTCTAACCTTTGTTTTTATGCCATCACTAGCATTTAAATTGTCAAGATTAATTTGAACAGGTGTATCATTTGTATCAGATACAATTGCTTCATTAACGATATCTTCAATAGCACTATCAGCTTCTGGTTGAAGTGCTAATTCACGATATCTTTTAATCATATCATATTCAGTTCTGTAGATACCTTCCATATCTACATAAGAACCAAAAAAACCACTACTCATATAGTGATCATTCCCATCCTCATTATTTGGAGGAACGGGAGAGACCGCAGTAGGAGATAGTGGTTCGGAATCCTCTATAGAGAATCCAAATAATTTAGCCATAATAGAGTTACTCTATATGAATTATAGTTTCTTTCTTCTATTTAGTCAACCTAAATTAACCCTCTGTTCCAGCACCAGTAACGTTGTAAGACTGAACTGCAAATTCAACAGTATACTCTTCAATAGTATCAGTTGATTCGTAAGATAGATCAATAGGCCCTACAGATACTGGGAATATGTCAATAAACTCATATTCTTTTAGAACTACGTTTGTATCACCAGCATTATTTGTGCTTGCAACTGTAGATCCTCTACCTAATTGATAAACTTTTGCATTTACCATATATGATGCAGGGTTTGTTGAACCCATGTTATCATCTAAGGCTGCAATCTGTTGTGTCCACTCTTCAAATGCATTTCTGAATAAGAAGTCTTCATCGTTGATTATTGTGATTGACCAGTTTTCAATTGTTCTGTCACCAGCAACTTTAAAAATACGACCTCTAAATGGAACGTCTATGTTAGCGATGGTCATTGCTGGCATATTCGCTGCCTTGCATAGAAAACCAAATCTTTCTGCTTGCCATGGGAATGTTACACTCGCTGGCAAAGTTGTTAATTCAACTTCAAATAGATTCGGTCTAGCACCGCCACCCAGTAATCTGGATTTAAACTCTGAGATTGTTCGGTTGTCTCTTGATGTGGCCATTTTGTTAGTTTCCTCCGATAGTTATATTTATAAAGTTAAACGCGGCCAGCGACTTCTTCAAAACTGATTCCTGTTCTAGTCGCAACAAACGTTAGAGTAACGTAGTTGATTGACTTCGCAGGTTTCAAGAAGATATCAGCTCTGAACTCATTATTATCAATAATATCAGGAGTGTTATTTGTTGTGTCGCAAACAACCAAGAACCCATAAAGTCCTCGTTTTGCTTCAACATCCCTTAAGTAAGGTTCAACAATGTTTCTAAAGTTTGCTCTCGTTAACTCATCAT